GGAAGTCTGGCAGGGTATTGTATCTTAGTTAGTTTAATAGATGCTACGGCTATACTCTCTGCTTGTGCAGTGGTATCCAGAACACAAGGGTTCTCAATAAGGTGCATCGCCATCTCAAAAGTAGCCTTTTGCAATCTAGCTGGTCGATCTGGATCCTCAAAGGAAACCATATCGTTATACCTGTCGTCAAAGTAAGAACCTTCACGAGGCCATGCAAGAGGCTGAGAGGTGGACACGGCGACACCGACATACGTTACAACGTCGTCAAGGTAACCAGTAGAGTAGTAAGATACTCTTCCTTCTCATTGTTATTAAGAAGGTGCCACTTGTTACTGTTTGAGCGGTCGATAAAGTATGCGTTAGCTTCATCCAAGGTGACATAGCTATTCATGTTTAGTTTGATAGCCATGAACCACCCCTTCTGTTATTAAGAGTGTAAGATCGGGAGGATGCCTAAGTTCAGGTAACCTGCTTCACTGCGTACCCAAGAGTCAGCTTGGTCATAACCGCCAGCACCGGAGGTTTGAATAAACTGTACTTCAGAGCCATCCCAAGAGTAGCCCATTGGGTGACATACGTAGCCCTAACGATACCAGATGTCAGTAGTACCTGAACCACCGTGAGCAGCTGCTGCTCGGTCCATTTCTACAGGCATAGGTACAGCAAGTGACTTCATAGTCAAAGCATCAGGCTTACAGATAAACGTAGTCTTAGTAGACTGATCGTTAACGTTAGCAGATGAAGACTGGTCGTTACCAACTGCGCGGGTAAGCAACAGGCGGAACTTGCCATTAAAGATAGTGTTGAATACGAGGTTACCTTCGGTAATCGTAATGTCGTCAACAAGGTTAGCACCACGAAGGTCAGCCAGAGTCTCTGGGCTGGTAATCATGTAGTAGTAGGGAGCTTCGTAGTCCTTCCAAGCCATACCCATAGACTTGAACAAACGCTCACCACGAGCTGCGCCTTTTACAGCAGAGTCCGCATCGATAAGCTTGCGCTCATCACTAGGGTCAGTTGCAGCTGCACCAAACTCACCAAGAGCGTTGATGTCTACGTAGAAACCAGTAGAAGCGTTATCAGCGTCAGTGTTGAAAGAAGTGATGCCGCCGCCACGACCTACTTCGTAAGCCGCTACTCCGTTAAGAGTCTCGAGGACAGAGTTGTGCTCGTCTTGTGCCTTGGTCTCACCAAAGTCACGAGCAATTTTAGCCAGACCATCTTCTTGAGAGATGACCTTTTGTACGTTAACTTCCTTCGCACCATGCGTACGCACAGTCTTGGCGTACTTGTAGAACGCGGTGTCAACTTCAGTGTAGTTACCAGCGGTGGCATCAGTAACGCTTGGAACGTTAATGTTTGCCATCAAGGGCTTGTACCACCGAGCTTGACCCAAGTAGTCTTCGATGCTAGTGTTAATCTCAGCGCTAGCGCCTACGATAGCTGTACCAGACAGCTTCTTAGCGTTAGTATACATTTCGTGAGCGTAGTCACCAACGTATCGCTGAACTTGAAACTTCATTGTAGAACCGGCAACACCGGAAGTAAAATCAGAAAGTGCCATGTGTAAAATCTCCTTAAAAGATTATAATTATTAATTAAAACCCGAAGTCGTTAGTTTGGGGGTTAGGGTTGTTACGAACAAAGTCTTCAAAAGACATTTCAGTAACGGGCTTATCGCTCTTAGAGCTTACACCACCTTCAACACCTTGGTGCTGCATTGCAGCGGCCCCAGTAGACTGCTTAGGTTTGAAAAGAAAAGCGTTTTCTTCGTCTTTAGCGAAGGCTTGAACAAATTCACCTAATGATGCACCTGTAGCGTGAACCCACGCACCTTCAGCATCTTGCTTTAACTCATTGACAATCTGAGCTTTAGCCATCTCTTTTGCCGTAGCATTACGAAATTGCTGTTCCCCAAGAATCCTGTCAACTTGATGGTCACGAGTTAAGGTAGTGTTAATACCTGAAAGAGAATCTACTCGAGCAAGGGCCTCGTCCAGCTTCATCTGAAGGGCTTCAGAAGTTTTACCTTCTGCTTCAAGCTTCTCCAGTT